AAAGACAACACACCTTTCAGTTGGAATGACTGGATCACATCTCAAGACAACTCTGTCTTTTCCAAGCAGATTGATGAACTTGCTGTACCCTTTAAGTGAGACATCCACTTTAGGGACATTTGGCTCAATCTTAGTTCCACCAAAGCCGGTGACTGTGCAGTGGACAATGATGTTAGGGCAGAAGCCATAGTGGTCTGCCATGCTAGTGACTTCAGTGAACAGCTTCAGTGGATCTTTTGAGATGAGAATAGCTGGACGCTTCTGTGTAAACACCCAGTCTTTCCATGATGTGTCAAGCGCAGCATCACCTCGCTCAGTCACTCCAATGAGATTCATGTTTTCCATTGATATATCACCAATGTCAAATGTCGCCGCATTTGTCAAACTTCATGTTCAACTGCCGTCTGACTTTGTAGAAAGTCACATGGCGGCTGAAGTTCTTCATCTTAGTGCAGCCAATATATGCGCAGCACGACTTAAGTCCGCCATCAATGTCTTGAATGATGTGGTCAATAGATCCAGTATATGGAATCAACTTCTCTCTTCCTTCACTAGCCGAATACTTCCTAACTCCACCAAAGTGCTTAGCCTGCGCTAAATGCGAGCTCATTCCATAGTACTGCTTGAACTTCTTAGTCACAATGACAGGTTCACCATTTTCATCAAGTTCATCAAGCAGGCACTGCTTTTCAATGATGCTGCCATCAGCTTCATCACATCCAGCAAACAATGACCCTGATATGACAAAGTCTGCTCCTGCTCCAAACGCTTTGCACACATCTCCAGCAGAATTCACGCCACCGTCGCATATGACATAGCATCCACGTTGGTGGCATGCATCAGCCGTCTCAATCAATGTAGACAACTGTGGACGGCCTACTCCAGTCTTCAGTCTTGTGAGGCATGCACTTCCATTTCCTATCCCAGCTTTGATGACCTTGACACCCGCATCCATCAACTGTGCTGCACCAGCAGCATCAACGACATTTCCAGCAATTATGCATGCATTAGGGCACTTCTCATGCAGCTCTTTCACACGGTCAACCAATGATGGAATATAGCCATTTGGCACATCAACCATCAGCATTTTCACATTGAAGTTCTCATATATCTTCACTAAAGTCTCAATTGGCTCTTTTATGCCAATGCTTGGAATTACTCTAGAAACTTCTTCTTGACTAAGCTCTGAGAGCAACAATGCTATTTCATCATATGAAATGTGCTTTTCAAGACAAGCTATATGGCCACTTTTTGCCATGGTCTTTGCTATTCGGCACGTGCCAACTGTCCCCATGTTCGTTGGTCCATATGGAATGCATGTCATTGTAAACTTCTGTGTGTTTGAAAGATTGTACCATTTGAACTCTCTATACAAGTTCACTTGACTGCGTGACAGTATTTTTGAGCACTTTGGCTGTATCAGCACATCATCAAAGTCTAGTTGCTCTTCTTCTAATATCCTCATAATGCTCCTTAGTTTGGCTTTGCATATTCGGGTCCAACATATACTACACCAATGTCATCATCTACATCTTGAAAATACCGTGCAACAGTGAATGGACAACGCTTCACATAGTATTCATCGTGCTCATCTCTGTACTCCGATCCAATGACTTCCAAATTAGGTGGAAGTCTATTCAACTTGTCAATAAGGTCTGCTATTGTCATCTTCTTTTTTTCCTCTCAATCTCAAACTTGAATTGCGCACTGCTCTTTGGAACAATGTGAACTGCCAAGCTATTGTGCATAGCATCATATTCCACAACAACGTCTTCAATGTCATTTGACTCATAGAATGGAAACAAGCATCTTTCTACTATGCGTTTTCCACGGTCTATAGCATCAATTGGCTTACACCACATCCATTGGGATGCTGATGTTTTCAATGCTTCAATGGCAATCTTTGAGGCAAACTGCACTCGAGCATCATGTAGACTACTATACTGCTTCATAGGCTAAATATGTCAAACACAACTTGCTTCCGTGGGTCAACTTTCTTGAACTTTGTCGCCTCTAAGAACCCTTTCAATGGTGACAAGACCATCTTGTCAAACATTACATCATAGTCAACTTTGAATATGCTGTCAAACTCTTTTGGCCACTGTCCATCATGGAAAGCAATGCACTCAATTCCATACTCATTTGCAGGGATTATGTATGCAAACCTGACCTTCTGCCCTAGCAGTATCGTGTCATACTTCTTGCCAATCTTCAAGTGGTCAAGCATTTGGTTGTAGTACGTGCATGCTTTTGATATGCCTGTTGCGCCAGTCTCCATCTCTAAGAACCCTGCAGCTTCTCTTGCTGTGTTGTACCCTTTCCACATAGCAATGTCATCAATGCTTAGTGTCTTGAACTTCTCATATGACTTGTTTACATACTCAATGAACTTGTGCTCATCCCAGTTGTCTTTAAGGACACCTAAGTAGATGTCTTTGAGCATGTCTTTCACAGCAATTGGCGTATTTGCCTTCTTCAACTCAATGCCTGAGAACTTTACTTTGTCAACTATCTCTGGACCTTCTGACAGTATTTTGTGGACAGCATAGTGCTTCTTCCGCTCATATATCCCAACTGCACCAATGTACTCAAGTGAGTAGCGCAGCACTTCTGGATGCTCTGTGTGGTATGTCTTTCCAATCAAGTCATTCTGCACGAATGGATTGACCTCATGCTCAACAAAGTCTTCTACCCACTTCCAAAGCTTCAACTTGTCATCATCACTCCACTTTGCCAAGTTCTCATCAAGCCCATACTTCTGCTTGAAGTCATCTGTGACACATTGGATGTTGCAGAACTGTGAATCCGTGTCTCCACTTGCAACAGATGCATAGTCATCAGTTATGCCAAACAGCTCTTTGAACCTCTTCTTTATGAACTTGCTAGCACTGATGTTGCAGAACTTCCCAGTGCGTGTGATGCTCTGTGCAATGTGGGCGCTGTATATTGGTGAGTGGTTTGTGCCAAACATGCCATACACTGAGTTGAGCATGATCTTCAAAGAGTGCTGGTCAGCGTCAAGGTTCGCGACATCTAGCTTAGCTTGAGCTAGCTTGTCTTGTGGCACGTTGCCTTTGTATATCTCAAGGTCAAGCGCCTGGCCTTTCTTCTTAGTTGACTTACGGAGATTGTAGAAGTGCTTGCACCAAGCAGAGATGACACCCTGCTTGATTGAGTGCTTCAAGAACAACGTGTTGTTGCGTGTGTAGATGCACTTCTCTTCTACTAGCTTGACTATGTCAGCGCGCTTCACCTGCTTTCGTTTGCCACCATTTGCTGGATAGAACCAAAGGTCATCAATTGATGCATCAGTGATGTCAATGTACTCTTCCATGTTGAAAGCTCGACGCTGATTGGCATTGTCAAACAAGACATTTATTCGTGAGATCTTGCCAACATATGTCTCAATTGACATGTTAGATGCACGAATTGATGAAGGATATAGACTATTGAAGTCTACACATGCAATTCCACCTCTATACACTCCTTGAACAGGAGGGAACACAAATGCGCCTTCATACTCTTCTTTGACATTTGGCCTGTTCAAGTATGACTGGAAAACACGTTCCATCTTGTCACGCGAGAATGCAATGAGTGAGCCAGTAAGATATCCAATTGATGAGTATATTGAGCCATAAGGGCACAAGCCACGGCCTGCAACTTTACGTGCGAGGTTTATGAGCTTGCACTTCTCTTCAATCTTGACAACAAGGTCAACATCTCGAACATTGTACTCATAGAACTTCTGCCAGTTTTTGACATATAAGTCTTTCAATGTGCCTTGATACTGGATCTTCTTTCCAAGGTCTTCATGCTCACCAACATTTGACAGATTGTAGCCACCATCAAGAGCTGGTGCAATCAAGAACTTGTCTCGATAGAACACTAGATCATCAGCAATGAACAGCCCAGAGATGTCAACTTCTATCTCTGCACCAACGTCTGCTTTTGGAGCATCATGGTTTATCTCTTTTATGCGGTACTTGCCAACAGGCGACAGCCTAGCAGCTTGTGTCTTTCCAAGCACATTCTCAATGCGACGGACAATGTATGGCCAGTCAAATGCCTTTGTGTTCCATCCAGTTGAGACATCTGGATAGTTGTCTTCAAACCAATCTAGAAAATGCTCAAGCAGCTTCTCTTCATCATTGTTGAACTCAAACAAGACAAACTTGTCTTTTGGCAGCTCTTTAAGAGGGTTGTGCCATATTACATTTCCATCTTCATCTAGATCATCATGGAACTCAATGTCTGCATGCTCAAGTGACCATGTGTAGTACTTCTCTGTCAATGAGTCATATATAGTCACCATGTTTATGCGGTTAGTCGCATCATTAGGCTTCACGAAGACATCACTGACCTCAGTCTCAATGTCAATGTACTGGATGCGCATAGGCTGAGCATTGAAGTTAGGGTCAAGGCAGTCTTTGTAGAACATCTCTTGCAAGAACTCTTGCTCAGGCTTCAAGCACTCAACAATCCAAAGGCTTTGGCCAATGTCATCGAGCCGTTTTCTACGCTCATAGCTTGACTTGAAGTAACGTGTCTCGACATAGTTGCCAAAGATGTCTTTCTCATTTGTGTCAAATTTGACTCTAAATTTTATCCATGAGCGCCATGGGCAGATGAATGTCTTAGGGTTGCCAACTAAGTCATAGCCAAAGAGGACAATGCGCCCTTCTCTATTGTGGTCTGTTGTGTAGAAGACATTGCGATATCCATTTCCAATGTAGTTTTTCCGCCATTGGTCTTGTGGTATGTCGCTTAAGTCTATTGCATTGTTGAAGACGCTTTCACTCATGCATATATGCTACTTATGTAGAGACTATGCTGTCTACCTATGCCGAAGTAAATAATTCAAACAACTGCTAATGAGTAGTAGAAAGATTTTGAGATGATTACTGACAAACTTGGAATGAATATTGATGCGGCAGCCAACATTGATGACCATTCATAGAATGATGACTCGATCAGACAAGAAGGTGTCACAATACAAGCTGGACCT